GGTTGAACGCATTGCCCTGTATAGTGCATTGACTCCCAGTACCTTAGCACTCACACACATACTATTTACATTATTATCCATAATTAATTTTTATATCTATATCCCTTTGTTTATGGGGTTTTAGCATCCATCAACTCTAACTCACTTAATCTTTCTCGATACATTTTTATTGTTCTCAAAGCAAAATCATTTACAGATTGTCTGTTTTGTTTGGTTGATTCAAATGCTTTAATAAATGCTTCTTTTGTTTCTTCAGCCGTTGAGTGATACGACTTGCTCGCATACATAAACACGCCTCGATAAGATATGTTATATCCTAGTTTCATACTGACTTGAAACTTTATGTCGCCTATAAAGAAGTCTTTTAGCTTTCTTGCTCTGAACTTTTGATAGTGATTTACTATTGTTATTTGCATATTATTCCTTTCTCAATTAATATTCTTTCTACTTCACCCCAATTAACAAAAGGTTTATTAGATATTTCCACATCTATAACTAGCGGGCATCCTATCCCACAATCATCGATATACATTTGACCATAAGCCTTTGGGCTTTTAGTCCAGCTTCTTTGGCGTGGGTTTACGTTTATTCCATACAGGGGGATTTGCTTTTCTTTGAACCAATTAACGGCATTCGTTAGATAGTTTCCTGCTTCTGTGTGTATTTCTTTATCTTCGCTTGATACTGTTGATTTATCGGAACGCATTGTGAAGAGTATTAGCCTGTGATTGTTTTCAAGTAATCTTCTTAAAACTCTTTCGGCCCCTATATCTTTACCTACTTTCGGAAATTCATGTGTTACACAAGTTCCGTCAAAATCAATACATATATCCATTGTTTTGGTTTTATTAAATTTATTTCTATTCCACATGTGTGCTTATATCAAATATTTTTTATTTACCTTCTCAATCTCGTTTAAATAGTCTTCTAGTATTTCGAGCTTATCTGTAGGCATATCTCTCTTGCCTTGCAAACACATAGAAAATATAGACTGATGCATGTCTAGCATAATATAGAGAAAGTCATGTCTTATTCCGTTTCTATTGATTCTTTCTTTTAGGTATTTCATTTTAAATAGCTTATTGGTTTGTTCTTTCTGTGAAGTATCCATCTCTTTTGTCTTTTCTTGTTTCTTTGGTACATGGATAAATTATTTCATCTATACGGCACGATTTAAATAAATCGCACATTTTGAAACAATGATTACAAGTTAGCTTTTCTACTGGATTAAACTTGTAGTCTTTTCCGTCTTTTGTTAATTGGTTCTCATTCATGGTTTTTTGATTAAAATATTAAAAATAAAATAACAAGTATTGCAATAATTAAAACCAGTTTTACAAATCTTGCAAAAGCCTCAAATCTTCTTTGTTCTTCTTGAATTGTTTTCATAAGTCTGTTATTTTTGCGTATAATCTTCTTTCTTTGTCGTAAAGTTTAAAATCAGGGGAGGGGAATTTTCCTGCTAATTTATAGACATCATTCCATGTGTATAATTTAATTCTTTTGTCGAATGCTATTACATCAGAGATATTTAGTTCTTTGTATTGAAAATTACATATAACCTTATCAACAGCATCTCTAAGCCTTTCGCTTGTGAAATTTTCTTTTATCAAATATTCAGATAATAAAATAAAAAATTCTTTACTCATCTTTGGAAAAGCTACTATTAACTTTCCGACTGCTTGATTGAGTTGTATTTCTGTTGGTAATTCTCCTGAATAAATGCTAATTTCAAATCCATCTTCAACTTTCACGCGCTGCGGCGAGTGCTGCCCCTGCTTTGACAATTGCCTGGATGTCGTCTGTTGTATGTTTTTGTTTTGATCCATTTGAATTTTTAAGTTCTAGTTTTATTTTATCCATTTTTTCACGAAGCTTCGCCGTGCTTAAAATATTCTTTTTCCAAAATTCGTTTACTTGGAGAAATTTATATGCCTGCTGTAAATCTTCAACCGTGTATTTGTCAATTTCAATTATCATTCTAATATCATCAACCCATATTCCTTTTGCTTTTTCTATTTTAGAAGTTGAGGCTCCAGCTTCTTTGAGATTATTTTTAAATAGTTCTTGAAATGATATAGAAATATCAAAATAAGATTTATTTAATTCGGGGTAATCTGAAATTTTAATTTCAGATAAGTATTTTTTCTTATATTCATTATCATTATCATTTACATTTACATTTACATTATCATTTACAGCGACGTTTGCGATACGATTATCGCATATGCGATTTTTTGCGACATTTTCAGCCTCTTCAATTGTTAATTCTTTTGAAATAACTTTATCATATAAATCTAAATTCCAGCGTTTTAAGTTTCCAAGTTTACCGGATGTACTTTTTATTGATTTTGTTTCTTCGTATTTTACCAAATCTCTTTTTAGCGTGTTTTTTATCGGGGTGAACAATAATTTTGTTAGCCTATCTGGTGCGTCTGGGTTTAAATCATTCACATATCTAAGTATATGCTTGATTAAAATTCCAGCCTCTTCGTTGCTCAACTCTTCAAAAGTTTGAAGCAATTCGGCATATAGAATGAATGATTTTTTATCTTTAGCCACTATTCTAATTCTTTCGGTTTAATCCCAAGCTCAATCATTCCTTGAAATAATGGAACTGCTGATTTAAGTGATAATTCAGAAACAGTTTTTAAATCAAACCCTTTTTTAACAAGAGAATCGGTAAAACTCATAGCGCACGCTAATTCAGGTTTTGTGTGTCTTAAAACTTCTTTTGCACTTGTTCTTTGAGTTGATGGAAGCCCTATTTGTTTTCCAAGTTCTTTAATGTCTTTTGGTGTTTTTCCGGTATGCAACAAACAACTTTCTCGATTATATTCGATTACTTTTTCAAGTCCGCTTTCAATCATATTTTTAGCGTTAATATCCTTACTGTTGTTTTTTTGTATTGATACGTTTGTGTGTATCATAACAGCATTTGACTGGTCGGCTATTGAATAATATCCATGTTTTCTTATGGATGGGAGTATTTCACTTGTAACCCAATCTCTGAATGGCTTCGCTTTTTCTAAATTTGAAGCAAGCGCAAGTTTATACATTCCACTCTCTGTTAAAAGAGTTATACTAGAAGACCTCCCACCGACTAAATTAGAATTAGTCAGTTGATTCTTAAATTCCGGGTATTTTGATAAAATTATTTTTTTATACTCGTCACTATTTAAGTGAGCCGATTTAATTGCTTGAGTAAGATTTGTATGTCCCCACATATCGGCAATTTCTTTTCCAACAAACATAACAACACCGTTTTTTTCATTTGTAATTGTCGTAAGCGTGCTAAATTCGTTTTTTGTAAATCTTTCTATTTTCATTTTAATAATGTTTTTACAAATATATAAATACTTTTATTATTTACATAAATATAAACGGTTATTTTTTAATGATTTGTTGGTAACATTTTGTTACCAACTAAATTAACATCAGCCGGTCAATAAAACGCAAAAACCCCCAACAGCAAAACCGCTAGTATGAGTAACGGGCCGTCGGGGGCTTTAATATTTAAACTCGCTACCTCATACGTAGCTTCCAGTATTTTAGAAAAAAACAGCAACTAAGCGCACATTGTTAAGAGGTGGTTGCTGTATGTTGAATGCAAATATAGAAAATGTTTTTTGAAAAACAATAGGGAAATTAAAACAATTGCAATTGTCCTTTTTCTTCTTCTGCTGAATTATGATTACGTTTATTTAATTCAAAGTAGCTTTCTTTTAACTCAATAGATATACTTTTGCGACCCATTTTAAGAGCTTGATAACCTTCTGACCCAATACCCCCAAAAGGACTAAATACTGTTTCTCCTTCGTTTGAATAAAGTAATATACATCTTTCAATAGTATCTAATTGTAAAGGGCAAATATGCTTCTCGTCTTCATTTGCTCTACCTTCACGATAATTAAGTGTTCTTGAATAATTAATATCATACCAAACCGGACTAGCTATCTTTTGCCATAAATCAACTGGTATATTTATATTAGTAATTGGTACCTGGTTATCTCCTTCGTTTCTGAAAAATAAAATATAGTCAGGTATTCCAACTCTTGACATGGAGCTGTCTTTTTTTACTTGTTTATGTAGTAAACCTAATGCCTTTGTTCTTTGCATTTCAATAACTGGGTCTTTCCAAATTGTAGCTCTTGAATGATAAATAAATCCGCAATCTTGAAACCATTTAATAAGCATGCCAGAGAAATCACGCAAACCAATATATCCTTCTTTTCCCTTTTGTATTGGTAAATCCATGCAATGAATGGCACAAATACGACCGTCTTTAAGCACCCGTTTTAATTCTGGAATAAGGTATTTAAAATGTTGCTCGAATTGGTCGTAATTAAGTGAATTACCCATATCCTCAACATGACTAGAATATGTATATAGTTCGCTAAATGGTGGAGAAAATACAACTAAATCTGCTGAATTATCAGCAAGTTCCTTTGACTTTTCAACACAATCCCCACGCATTAAATGATAGTTTTCTGTTTTTACATCTTCTGAATTTGTCATATAATTAGTTATTTGATTATTAAGGTTTTTATTAACTGCTTTTGTCATTTCTGTTTGCATTGTTTTAAAAGATAGGTGTTTGTCTTGTTGTATCTTAATTACATTAATCATTCTATCGGTAGTTATCATATAACATGTTACTTTCCTTTTTTGTCCGAAACGCCATGAACGCCTCATAGCTTGATAACTTTGCTCAAAACTAAAATCTACTGAATTAAATATTTGATAAGCGCAATTTTGATAATTAAGCCCCTGGCTTGCTATTGATTGTTTTGTAATAAGAATTTGAAACTCATTTTTTCCGAACCCTAATAAATCACTTTCTTTTTTATCATTTGAATCAGAACCTTGAACATTTCTACAGTCATATCCTAATTCTTTTAGCTGATTATAAATATTCTTAGCCTCATCGTTTTGCTTAGTCCATATAATAATAGGTTCATCTTTTCCTATTGAATTAACTATTTCAATAGTTTGTTGTATTCGTTCCTTTTCTGTTTCTCTAAGGCTCGAATTATAATCGGTTGCATTTACTGCAAGCCCCGAAAATAGCATGCCTTGTGGGAGTTCTGTTGATACTTGTTTTTCAATTATTTCTAAAGGTGGCAAATCAAAACCTTTCATATCAAAACCAATATCTTTTGGGTGTGAATACATTATAGCCCAAGTTGATACAAATTCATAAAACTTATTAACTGCATGACCTTTTAATCTCCATTTTTGAGTTTCTCCTGCATCATGTACAAAGAACATTGCAAGCATTTCATTGAATCCCATAATATCTAAAAATTCAGAATGATTGCCCAACTCCATAGGGTCGTTTGGGCTTGGTGTTGCAGAAAAACAAAACTTGTAGGGCGCATTTTTAAATCTTTCAATAAGTAAATTTCTATATTTGCCAGTTTCATTTTTTAATACTGAACTTTCATCTAAAATAATACAGCCGTATTTATCACAATCTATATTATCTATTTGTTCGTAGTTAGCGATTTGAATATTGCCTTTTAATCTTTGAATATCTACATTAAACTTAATTCCTTGTTCTATTGTTTGCCCAGTTACAGCCAAAGGAGCTAATATAAGCACTTCTTTTTTAGTATGTAAATATACTTGATTTGCAATCTCTAGTTGCATAGGTGTTTTACCTTGACCAGTATCAGCAAAAATAGCATACTTACCAGCCTTTAAAGCTCTCTTAACTGTAAACTTTTGAAAATCAAAAAGCATGGAATTAAGTTTGTTTTCTTCAATATCAAATCCACTTAAAATGATACTTTTTTCTTTGCTCTTTATAAAGTCGTTATATTCCATCTTAATAAATTTTACTACCTGTTAAATAATTAATTGAATTTTTGCAAGCTTGTACATTGCATTTAATGTCCGCCAAGGAATGATTTCCGTCAATCATGGCAATCAGCATTATAAATGCGTTGTATGGGTTTATGGGGTCGGAAAGCTCTTTATTGATATTTATCGCCAATCTGCACTTTTCTGCTTTTTTTCTGAAGCATCCGTTTGTTTCGTGCAATTCGTTATATTTTTTTATAGAGTGAATTACCGTTGCGTGGTCGGAGTCTAATATTCTTGATATTTCAGAAGTGTTTTTGCAGACTTCGCTACACAGTTTTTTCGATATGTGCCTGCAATCAACTACTTCTTGTTTTCGTGATTCTGAATAATACTGCAATTCATCAACTTTCAAAGCATCACAGCATATTTTTACTATTTTTTGGAGTTCTTCTTTCATAATTTTATTTGTTAAATCTAAAATATCTTTTACTTTCTACAGGAGCATGTTCAAAAGCACGGGTAAATAAGTGTATCTGTAATTGGCGATATTCCAGCCGATTGTCGAACTCATTATGCCATTCTCTTTTAGCTAGAAACATATTCCATTTGCACAAATAAAATTCAGGAAATATTGACTTCGGTAAGATATGGCACAAATCTAATTTTTCCGAATAAGTACGGCTTAACTCACATCTATATCCGTTTTCTTCTATTAGCTCTTTTTTAATCCTTGCTATTTCTGCATCTTTGAGCTTTTGTTTGTCGGACCTTTTTTTCATATCCAAAACAAAATAACTTGGATCCAAACATAAACTCCAAATATCATTCCTGCGGCTATTGTTAGCCAAACTGCTAGATTTGTTTTCATTTGTTTTCTTTTATGTGGTTGTCGATTAGTTCGCTTAATTTGTCATACTCTTTGAATAGGTTTTCTTTGCCCTTCTCGTCAATTAGTCGAACAACCCCCTCTCTGAATGACTTAAAATCACGATTTAAGGCGTAAATGTCATTTCTAAAGCTATTAACCATGCTATATTCTTTGAGATAGTCGCACAACTCCGAGTTTATTTCTTCCATTTTACATGAAAGCAAATACATAACTCCTATTTTTTCAGCGACTTCTTGGACGCTAAATCCTTTTTCTTTGGCTTTTTCTAGTTGGTCTTTCATCGAAGTTTTATTGTTAAATAAGCTGTTTTGTTTAAAAAATTAATGTCTAGCGTTAAAAATCTTATTTTATTGCATCTTTCAAACACAATATTGAAAGATGGTATTAAATGGACTTGGTCGCTATGATTGAAAATGTTTGCTCTTTTCATAATTTTATTTGTTTAGTTCTTTTTGTTTCTTGAAATACTCGCCATTCCATTTATAGGCGGTGTCTTTTGCTTCTTGTTCGGATCTTGAGTTGACTATTAATTTAACGTAAGTGTCAAATCTTTGGTACACGCCCCAAATTCCAAGAGCGCATTTTCCTGCATAATACGGTAGTTTATTTTTCATCCGTTAGTTTTTTATAAATACATTTTGCTTGTTCTTTTGTTATATCTCCGTTTTTATTAATTACATCTACTGCTAATTTATAGGCTATTTCGGCTATTTCTTTCTGAATATGCAATCCCAGATAATGCCATTTTCCATTGCTTGAAATATACGCTTCGTATTTTCCTCTTCTTTTTGTTACACCAAATGAACTTTCGCAACTAGAATATTTCAACTTACAAATTGTATTATTTTCTCTTGATGTAACATATTCAAGATTCAACAATGAGTTATTTTTCCTATTTCCGTCAATATGATTTACAACATATTTATTTGGACATATTCCAATAAAATGATATGAAACTAATTTGTGTATGTAATATGTTTTTGTTATGGAATTTTTACTGAGCTTTACTGTTAAATATCCTGATTTTTTGCCACATGCGCCCATTAATATTCTTTCTTTTAAAAGCGATATTGAATTTGGTAGTTTTATTTGTTTTGGCAAAGATTTAACTTTTCCCATATTGCTTATTTCATACAGCCCTTCATATCCTATAATAGGAAGCCATTTTTCCTGTAGGTTTGTTTGTGGGCGTTTCATAATTATTGATTATTAAAATATCCTGCCATTTTCATTTCTTCTTTAGCTTTTGAAATTAATGTTCTGCACCAGTCAATTTGATGCGTACAAGCTGAATTTATCCTATCTAGCCAGTCAACTAACATTCTTTCGTCTTTAGCAATTGAATGAACTAAGGCGTTTTGTGCTTGTGCTGAAAATCCTTTGCCTAAAAGCTTTCTCATTATTTCTAAAACTTCTGACTTCATTTTATTATTTAGGTGATATTTTGCGTCTGCAAGCATTTTACCGCTTCTCGATTGATATTCTACCAATAAAGAGCCTTTTTGCACGACCTCGTTGACGTCGTCTGCGATTATCGGTAGTTCTAAGATTCTTTGGATTTCCCCAGCCTCTAATATAAGCTTGTCAAATGGTGTTACTAGATTATTCATGCAGTCGTATTAGTTTAGAGTTTTCGCCTTTATTCTCAAAAAAGAAATCCCCACATTGTTGCTCTGATAGATGGCTGTTAATTGCGCCTCTTTCGTGTGCAAATTCGCCTCTTAGTTCTTTTTGTCTGATTGTTTCTTGTATTGTTTCTTCGTCGTAGTTAGCTTCAAGTGCGTATAAATCATAATTAAATGCTGAAATACCAGCTAAATGTGCCGTATCCGTTGCGTGGAGTATCTTTGCCCCATCTTTAAATATCCTATAGCCACAATTTTTTATGTCGTGGAATAGCTGAATTGGACTTATTTGAAAACTTACATAATTATAAAGCACTCCGATTTCATACACATCTATATTTCGCACTCCGGTTAAAAAAGGAACCATCCACTCACAGCATCCAATCCTTAAAGACGGTTTTTCTAGCTGCATTTTTTTGATAGTTGAAATGTTGATATGGTCTGAATGCGAATGAGAAAGCAATAATATCTTTAAATCCGGCAATACCTCTTTAACGGTCGAGAAATGGACTCCGCAATCTACCATAATTTCATTGCTATAAATTACGCAGTTACCCTTACTCGATGATGCTAATATGTTTATCATTTCATTTCAAATTTTTCAGAAGGCTGCCCCACGGTCTTGCTTTCCGGCTCGTCCTGTTGGATTACTTCAGTGTCGACAATTTGCCTATGTTCGATAGCCTCCGGTTCATCATAAAGATTAGAGGCCTCTATGTCCGGGCTTGTTTCTATGATTCTTTTTAAGGTTGCATTAATTAATGTTTTTTCGTACATTTCACGTTCCCACGCCCAAAAACTGCCTGATTTTGCCTTTGATTTTTCACGGCGCATGTCAAGTTCTGCCTTAGTATAATACTTTACTAAAATTGATTTATTGGTGAACGAAACAACACAATAACCACCTTTAATTTTACCCTCAAAAGTAGGCGTATGTTTGTCGATAATTAAGGCCCCATATTCATAGTGAGATTCAAAAACATCACCTTCATAAACTAGACATGGGATTACATCATCCACATCACATTGTAATTTAGCGACTGAAATAAGCCCTTGATACCGCCATCCGAAACGTAGAGATTTTCCGGTGTTTTTGTCATTTTGAACAAAAAAGTAGCAGTGATTTTTTCTAAAATCTAACTTATTGGAAAACATGGTAATTAACGCCTTTGTTATTCCAATGGCCGGCACTTTTTCAATGTCTTCTAAGCTTGCTAGTTTTTCAATGGCAAAAAATGCACTTTCTTTAAAGTCTTCCGGCAATTTTACGAACTTGGATGCTTGCATATCTTCCATTTGTTTTACTACTTCATTTCTGATGTTTTGCGGTTCAAAACGTGCGATTTCCGTACTCATTTTTATAAATTTTTATAGGTTAAACCAATTTCTTTGATATACTCGTTAAGTGATTTTAACTGCTCGTAAGTTCCTTGCACTTCAAATTGAGCTGTCAATATTTTAGGAGCTACTTTTATAGGCTCTACTTTTGGGGCTTCTAATGTTTCAGCTTTTGGATTTGTCTTAAACTCAAATTCAAATATTTTCTTTTCAAAACCATCTTTACTTAAATCTGAAACATCTTGAAAAGTAATTAGCAAACTCGAATCATTTACCCAGTTATATGTTTTTGTTTGATCGTCCAAATGAAACCCAAGTTTATTAAGCATAATTTCACGCCTTTGCGTTTCTTGAAATTTAATCCGGTCACGTTCTTTTTTTTCCGCCTCTTTTCGGTTTTTTACGTCTATAATGGATTTAGAGGCGTTTAAGCTCTTTTTGTACTCGGTTAGTATTTCTGCCTCGTATTGTTCTGATGCGATTAATGCGAGGTCGTCAGCTATCTTAAACAAGAACTCATTACATTTATCCTTATAGGATTTCATGGAAGCTGAAAGAGTAATTTCAATTCCAACTTTATCAAAAGTAATGAAGTCGATTTTTTCAGTAGAACATAACTCATTAAAATACTTAACTACTTCAGCTTTTTTTTCTTCTTTTAGTTTAGTTTCAAACTCGGTAATTTTAAGTCCTAAAGACTGAATTGCTGGCTCATATTTGCCTGTGATTTGTTCTTTGTACGCAATCTCAAGAGCATTATATGGAGTGTTTACGGCTTTTTTTACTTCTTTGCGCTGTTTTTCATACTCCTCAAATTCTTTATTTAAGGTCGCCCGAAGCTCTTTAATTGTCTTTATTGTTTCTTCGGTTACTACTTGACCATCAATATTCAGGTCCTTAAGTCTTTTTTCTACCATTTCGCCAACTATACTGAGCTGGTGATTTATTATTGGTAATTGTACGAGGGTGATTTGATTTTCCATGTTTATAAATGCTCGTATGTAAATTGTATTATGTCTGTTTCGCTTTTTTTGTACTGCTGTCGCTCAAATTTTAAGTCTTTCATGTCAATTATTTTATCAACATCCTTTCTTAAAATTAATTTTGGTTTTTGCGTGGTACGGTCCTTTAACTTACCATCGTGCTCGATGATAGATATTTCGTCTTTTAGTGCATAAACTCGCACATTTAGCAGTTTAATTCTCTCCATATTTTTTTAATATTAAATGGTACTCTCCCAAAGACATATCTTCGATTGAAAAAGAGTTTGTTTTTTTGTTGTTAAAACTTACATGTGCGATGTGAAAACTAAAATCTGCTAAAACTTCAATTCCATTTTCAAATGTGTGTTTTACTTGGTTTTCTGCTGTGATAAATTCGGTTGTGTACATAGGTTCTTATTTTATTCGTTCAACAAATGCTTGTTTTAAATCTCGATTGCTGGATATTTTCCACTCTCCAATCCCTCTGCTTTTTTGGTAGTTAGCCGAAGCGGAACATAGGTCTTTTTCGTCAAATGGGATTTCTAGCGTTTCCCCTATTTTCATTTCTAGTAGGGTTTTTTGCCAAATGATTTTCGTTTTTAATTCTGCCATGATTTATAATTCTAATTGTATTTCTATTTGCAAATATAATTAGGTTTCTAATTAGAAACACAATTAATTTAGTTAATAAATCTTAATTGTTAGAAATTAAAAAGCCTCGCATAAATACGAGGCTCTAGTGGTTTGTTTGTTTAAGAAAAAACAGGTCGCCTTTATTCTTCAAAAACCCTAATACTCCATCCCTTGTAAAACTTCCATTGAGTTGGATTTCTTTTGCATATTTTATAGTACTTCAACAATCTTTCATATTTATAAATCTCAATGAATTGTTTTTCAGTCATTAACGGCTTTTCGTTTAATCTATCCAAACTGTCCGAAACTATCATAAAACTATCTGCGACATTTTGATACATAACAAAAAGCTCCTTATTTGCCTTTTGAGAATAATACAGCTTCTCATTTAAAATGTCTATGCTGTCTTCTAGGACAGATGTATTATCTATCGGCTTGTGATTGCACCCAATCAATAATGCTAATACTATCGTCAATACACATGTTTTCATAATGAATTAAGTTTTCTGATTAATAATTCTGATATTTTCCCCGTTGTTGGTATTCCCGTGATGTTTTCAGCCCTTTTAATAGCCGGAACAAAGCCTTCTAAAACAGCCGTGTCGATTATTAATTCAGCGATGGTTTGACTTTTCATTTCATCGCCCGAAATTTTATCCCAAAACTCACGCTTGTAAAACGACATGATAAGTTGAACGAGGTTTTCATCTGTTTTCAGTATCTTTGGGAAATTTGGATGCGCCTTATGTCCGTCCACTACTACCCATCCACCCCACGAAGGGTGAAAGTTTCTAGCTATGCCGGCAACAGTTTCTCCTCCCCTGTCCGTTTTGTCATTAACATAGCCTAGTTTTGCATCAAGCGCACCCTCACGCCTTAACACCTTACTGATTGATTTTACGTAGTCCGCCATTTTATAAGTATAAAAATTTGCGGGGATTTTCCCTGCCTATTTTATTAATATTTGTAAATCCTAAAGCGACAAATAAATTTCGCATCATTTCGCCATAATCACCTTCCAAAAGTACCATATAAAAATCAGTACCCAAAAGGCATCTTTCACGATATAATTTAACTGAAGACAACAATTGAACTACTTTTAATAGTTGTTTTTTATTGGAAAACGAATAAGAAATATCTGTATAAACACCTTCGTATTGTGACATTAGCATTAAAATAGTATCGCACCAACTAGGTTTTTTGTTCATCTTTTCGATTTCTTCACCTCCAAAGTGTGCAAAATTAATGTGTAGGTCGGGGTATTTTCGCAAAACGGGAACGTATCCAATGGGGTCGTTTAGTTGTCTGTAATCTTCTTTGTTTCGCATCCTTCTAATTTCGTCTATCGGCTCGTCGTGTAAATCTAGCCCTATAATATGAAGTCTTTTTGCACTCGCTCGTGTTATGGCACTAGAGCAATGCGCTGTAATAGCCCATTTATTTTTTAAACAAAACGGATAGATAATATTCATCAGGTTTGGGTGCGATGGAAGATACCCTAAAGACGGGTACATTTTATAACCACTTGCTCCGGCATTCTTAGATAACTCTAAAAGCTCCTGAATTTCTTCTATTGGTCGGCTTGGATCAATAGCGACAAAGAAAATGAAGTCTTTGTTGTTTGCTTTTATAAGACCGTGTTCGAGAATTTGAGTATAAATATCTTCTTTAATTTCTCCGTCAATAGAAATTGTGTCCATGATTAAGGCGCAATGAATCGTAGGTTCTTTGTCGTAAGATTTCAGCTTTTTATATATTGACGACGTTTTTATGTCATTAAAACAATCTACAAAGTTCTTGTAATTAGATAACTTTTTCTTACCAAACAATCTTCCTACGGTAGACATAAGCCACAAACTGCCCTCAATAGCGTGCAAAAAAGAGTAAGTGAAAGGAAGTTTAAACCCCAAAAAACCCTCACTTATATTTTTTGATGTGAAAATATGACTATGGATTTGTATTAGTTTCATGGTTTATTCTCTAATGTTGCCCCTATCTCTTTTCAATTCTAACAATAAATCAATAACCTTATCCAGCTTATTCTCCAATTTATCTTGACTGCCTTTCATATTGTTAATGTCAGTTGAATGCGCCGATAACGTACTAGCTACGGATGCTGTTATCCCTCCAAATGTTACCGCCAACAAAAGCAACGCAACTACAAACTGTCCTGTAGATATAAATTTTTTCTCAAAACCATCATTACCCTTTGTCATGGCTATTTTATTTTAAATGTTTTATTTCTTTACTGTACCCTGCGCAACAAGACCTATCGCACTACCAATGCCCATTATAATGGTGCATACATCACTTATTTGCTTTGGTATAACTATCCACTCTAATTCAGATATTCCAAAAAGTACACCTGCAATTGTAACAAGTATAGCCATTATGTTTCTGATTATTTTTCCTGCCTTTGGGGTTTCTTCCATAAACCCCTGCAAGAGGCTTGCTAATAGAATTATAAGCTGTTTCATAATAGTAACTTATTGATTACTCATATACTTACAACCAAGTCTGCCATAATGTACAGTTATGTCATTGCTAACAGTATGATTGTGGTATATTTTAATTGTTAGTATATCTCCTGCATTAATAGATAAAAATCTTGAAGCCATTAAATTAACCGCCTCACTATCCAATTGCGTATAAAACTTATCTTGACAATTTGTTTTGATGCCATTAATAAATACAGCCGCCTTTAAATCCACTTGTTTTACCGATGGGGTTAGACTAAGTTCAAAATCAACTTCATAAATACCATCTCTTAATACAATTACACTATCGGCTACAGCCGTTATAAGGTTGCTCTCTCCCTCTGTGTTGAATGCCGTTAATTTTATGTAGGTGCTATCAACGATTGTTTGAGCGACAAAACCACTGTCAACTATAATCTCACCGTATATGGCTGGCGCATATAAAACACTATCAGAGGCTACAACTTTATGTAGCTTAAGAGTGTCTTTAGTCATTGTAATAAAGGTTGTATCGCCCCTCGCTATGGTTGTAGTGGTTGGGGTATAACCGATAAAACTTATCCCATCCCCATCCCCAGTAATTCCCCAAATGCTATTTTTAGCTGCCTCAGACTTAAGAAAATCATTACCGTTTATTCCATACATATAGGTAGAACCATTGTTTTCTCCAAGCCATTCAAAACCGCCATTATTACCATAGATTACAGTAGCACCATCGTCTATTTGAATAAAGTCTGTTTGACCTTCGAAACCCTTGATAATTACAGTGCCTCCTCCGTTATCAACAATAGAAGGATATCCGTTTATATAAAGCTCTTTTGTTTTAACAAAATCGGCTGTAAGAGTATCGTTAAATATTTTCTCTCCATCAATACTTTGGTCGCCTATAAGTCTTACAGCGAGGTTAAGACTGTCGTTAATTTCACTTCGCACCTCTGTAGTTGTGTAGTAGCCCCTAATTGGTAGCGAAGGAATGATGCTGTCTTCTGTTATCAACAAAGAGGCTTGATAATCAGTAACTAAATATAAAGAATCATCATCCAAAAGAATGTAAACCCCTTCATTTTTCAACATAGTATTCCCATTTAAAACCCCTACATATTTGTCTCCGGATGTGTCCAGACGAATAAGCTCTGTAAATGTTTTCGACCCCTTTATTGTTTGATTAGAAATAGTGTCAACATACGCACCTAAACTATCTGACATTAAATCCCTTGTTTGCGCTTTAGTGTAGGCATCAATAGTCGTTCCGGTCATGACTGTGTCGCCGTTGATTTTAAGAGGCTTATTGAATGAGATAAAATCTTTAGTAGTTGTGATTTTTACGCTGTCAGCTTGAAGGCGAGTTGTAAGAGTGTCTCCAAATGCCGTTTGTTGAATGACAGGATTTTTTATTGAAAATTGACAAAAAGCCAAAATAGGCATAATTGTAAATATGATTAATACTAGTTTTTTCATGTTTTATTTAAGTTTTAAAATGTTAAGTTTTTCGGTTCCTGCGATTGTATCTGAATAAAATACTATTGTTGAATTGCAAACATCGTCAACATATACGTTTTGGTATTCCATTCCCATATTTGGCTTTCCGTCTTTATCTTCGGCAATTACCAGTAAATTTGTTGCTGCTAAATCGTGCTCTTTTGTTACTGAATAATCTCCCGCCTGGTCGGCTGCGGTTATATCGACACAATAAATATCGTCCTCTTTGTGGAAAAAACTATCAAAGATAGATTCAAATCTATCTGAAATCAGTTTAAAAGACGGTGTAAACCAAGCCTTTAATTGTTCTCTCGTGTTAATTGCCATGTTTATTATTTTTCGTTTTTAAAATTACAAAAAGTTTTTTAATTTGTGCAATGTTTATCTATTTTTAACTTAAAAAGTTTTCTAATTCAAACAACTTTACATATCAATTTCTACTTTTGATAGCCCAAAATACACCATAGCATCTTTAATATTATCAATAGTTAAGGAAAATTATTTTCTACTATCACCCCTACTATATCTGCTATTGCAGAGTAATTTATAGAGCCGCCACCTGTAAAAGTACCTACAGTATCATCTGTTGGAACATCTACTAAAACTTGTGCAGGTGTTGGAATTGCTAATGTGCCCTCAAATTCACTTGCTTCTCCAAATGTAGTTCCATCTCTCACATCACCTGCAACAGGAAAACCACTTGGATTAGTGTATAGTGTTCTATCAACATTACTTGTGTCTTGTACTATCCATGTTTGAACTGCTGTTTCATCTAATTGTAATCTTCTACTATAAATTGCATTAACGCCATCTACGTTAACAACATTACCTCTAGCAATCACTTCTCCTGTTAAAGCAGTTGTCCATTTACTTATTGCTGCATAAGTACCTGCGGTGATAGTTCCTGTTACATCAATATTTGTATTGTAAATTTGAATTGCATTATTACCACTTCCTCCAATTATATCACCTGTTGTAGTAATTGTATTTGTGTTAGTTGCGTTATTACTATTTATACAACTTTTAGTGGCATACGGTCCTCCGGTTATATTACCAACTGTATTAGCATTATAAGTCTGTGTAGAAAATTCCCAAATCGTATTTGAACTTGGATTGGTGCCAAAATACATATCACCGTAATGATTGACAGTGCCGTTAGCTGTAGAATAAATTCCAATAACATTTCCACTACCACCTGCACCATCCATTGTTAATAAATCACCATAAATATTTAGGGTTGGTCCGCCAAAAGGTACTATACAGGATGCAACAGAACCTAAAGGACTCCATTGGTCTCCTATAATGTTATGTGTTGCTGTGCCACCAAAAACAGTACCGAAACAACTAGCTACTGTACCACCGATTAATCTCCCTGTTACTGTACATATTCCAGAGCCGTATAAATATGCACCCCACGCATTAACAAATCCACCACCACTTATATTGCCGTTAATTTCTATAGTTCCAGATGTGCCCCATCCAATACCTTTGCAAGCCGTAGTTGCAGAAGCATAAGAATCTCCATTTACAACAACCGTATCAGTTGTATGGTTAATCGCAACAACATAAGTTCCTGTTCCTGCAACAATGCCTGTAGCTCCAGAATAATTTACGTTTAAAGTAAAGCCTCCAGTAGATATTGTAAGCATACCTCCTGCCGCTCTAGCTCCTGTTGCTACGTTTGTTATTCCTAGTAAAGAAGGGGTAGCTGTAAGTGTAGCTAATGTAGTTGCATCAACTGTAACAGCTTTATTATTTAAGCAGATTAAATCACCTGCTAATGGTAATGAACCGTATGCTGCTCCTGTAGCATCATCGTACCAATTAGCCACTGTTTCGTATTTATCATTCGCATTTGGATAAACCGTTGCCATAATTAAATTCCTTTCTTATTAACTAATTCTGTCAGGATTGCATCAATTTTTCCGAAAGCTGTAAGAATATCAATATCCTTACATTCAAGAATATTGGTAAAAATGTATCTTTCTTCTCCTGTATTGGTAATGTAACCATCTTCAGAACACTTTTTAAATCGCACTGAACCTGTAGTTATTATATTACCATTACCATTGGTTGGTTGTATGCCTATGTGCATTTGAACACCAAGTCTATCAAACAATACATCTTTGATTACTTCTACTTCTTTTGGAGTACCATCCTCATTGTAAGTTAATACTTTTGTTACGTCTTGTGTTATTGGTTTATTACTTTTCATATTATGTGTATATTAATGTTTCTCTATCATCATATATTCCTGTTGCATGTGTTTCTGTTACTGCTCCTACTGAACTAATAACTAATTTTGTTACAGTCCACCCTGTTGCAGAAGTTAGTGTTCCTAGTGGTGCTATACCGATATATTTTGTTGTAGTATCTACGGAGTCTATATCGTATTCGTGTTCTGTGCCACTACTTGTTGCAGTTGCCACAAAAGGATCTTCAACTGTTCCTGCTCCTGTTATTGTAACTCCGTCTGCTACCTGGTCCCCAGTATTAGTACCACTAGTATTACCTATTACTACAAGTTGGGCATCGGTTACATAGTTGTCATCAGTACCTTTTTTTGGCTCAAATAAACTAGTTCCCCAGTCATATATAGCTTTTATTGAGGCATAAAATATGTCGCTCGTTTTGTTGGATTCGATGTCAATTTTTTTATTGATAACGTCCTCTTTTGTTTGGTCGGAAGGCGTTGGCTCCGGACTTCCGCCTCCTCCCTCGCCATCTCCAATAGTCTTAATTTCTACAATCTGGGAAGCTGAAATATCTATCGTAGTATCTGTTTTTGCATAAACAGAACCGAGCGAAGAAAGCGCTAGTCTTATTTTTTCAAGTTCGGTGTTTATTTTTATTTTGAAAGCCTGAAGAGCATCGTCTAATTTAAAATACCTAACCAGATGGTCGTTTTCTCCTCCAAATTCTGCTGTGCCATCATTTTTTAACCAAGTGTAAAAGCTTTCTGTTCCATCTTCTTTTAATGAGTAGTGCCTCTTTTCGCCCTCTTTAGCTAGTGATTTTCTGTTAAAATACCCAAGAACCACGTTTTGCCCCAAGTCGTCCGTTGCAGACTCAACACCTTTCATTCCCTTAACTGGGCATGAATCATCCCCAAATGGCGCAACTTGCGCCGACGTGTGAGAATCATTTGAAAATTTCGTTTTAATGTATCTAAAAACGTTTTTTCTTATCTCATTTGCGTTTACTTGAATGATTTTCATTGACAAATTTAAAAATTAAAATCGAATTTTTGGCATTTCACCCGTGAAACTTTCGGGCAAAACACACGTTAATGTTTGTTCTTTTCCGTTGACGTCTTCTTTTAAAGAAATGCCAGTTACAACTAATTTTGTCGATTGATAAATATAAATGTCCGGACATAAGATTGTAATTAAATCGCCTGTTCTTATTAAATTATTATCTACAAAATCCCACCCTTTGCATGAAATATCAACCGAAATCCCTTTTAATTCATTTGCTAAAGCTGCCTTAACAGGGTCTATCAAAGTGCCTTTTTCAGAGCTTTGTTTTTTAACTATCGGTCTGTATTTTGAAATAAGAGGGTTTTTTATTAAAACACTATCTCCCGACTTTGCGCTTTCAGCTTCGTCCTCTTCTTCGAGAGGAACAGCTCCTGTTAAATATATTGCCGAGTGCATCCCCTGACCGTTTACGTTTAATTTAGCAGAAAATATTAACGATTTCCCTGTTTCAAAATTCATAACAGGTCTTTTGTTCGTGTCGATTTGAGTAAATAATAACTGCCCTTTTACATTGCATCTTAACACTAAATTTTTGAGCGTTGCAAGTTTTGAAAGACACGAAGCGATCGTTTCTGTATCTTTTATTTGGGTTGCTTCGTATTTTTCATTTACTTTATCTTTGACAATTTCGTCATAAATAACCTCGATCCCAAAAGGAGCGCATAGTTTTTTAGCAAATTCAAGTAGTGAAATATCTGAAAAGTCGCTACTTTCGCCTGTTTTTGTATCTTCGTCACCTGCTCCTATTAAATCAGTTACCGTGCTTAAAATACTTTCTTCGCCCTGTTCAACTTCAAGTGAATTTTTAAGCATTTCTTGTACATTCGAGCAGTCAGATAAAATGCCAGTCTTTGAATATCCCGAAATACTCAACCCATTTTCTTCTGCCTTTGTACTGAAAGTATGATTTAAAAGCGTTCCGGTTAAAAGTAAATTATTTTGGTCGTCCAAAATCCGTACCTCGTAATATTTCAAAGGCGTAAACATGCGATAAGTTTCGTTGTTGTCTCTCCTGTTTACCTCCCAATGTTCAAAAAAAGGACGAGTTAAAGAAAACGTATCGCTTACGGAATCGTAATTAAATACAATCTCGTTGACTGTGTAGTCTTTAGCTATTCGTCCGTCTATGTAAATTTTCATATCCTACTTAACATAATTAACTCGTTGTGAGCTGTAAATATAATACATATAATTATAAGTGTGTTTAAATCACACAAACATATATATCTGATAATTAGATAGTTATAACTATATAATAATAAGTTATATTTTTATAAATAATTATCTATTGTAAATGACTGATAATTAGATAGTTTAGTTTATACAAAATACTTTATTTCTCTACCTTTAGAAATATTAATAGTTTCGTCAAATCCGATATTGTTTACTTTAATAAAATCCTTTATGTTTTCATCTGAAGCCACGCCGTAAAATCTATGCGTCAACAATAAAAGATTAGTATCTTTCGGGCAAATAAAAACACGCTCTTGTTTTGCCTCAAACATTAATTGATATAAATAAAAAGCGGTCGATATCACTGTTTCGTGGATGGAAAATAATAAATCATGATCTAAATCATAATAATCGCTTTCTGTAGAAAAAACAGCCTCCAGATATTCATCATATTTTTCTAACATTAAATCTATATAAAAATCAATGTCTGCAACTGTTTTAAAATCGTTTTGGTTTTTTACCGTGAGAGCTTCGCACATTGAGGTTACGCAAATACCGCCTACGAGATTGTAAAATAGTTTTTGGTAATACTCTTTTGTTGTAAATGCCGAAACGGTAAGCCCCAAGGCGTCCAACATATCAGAGATATAATTTATTCGAGTTCCAATATCAGAGGTAATATTTGCCGGTAATTTCAAAAGATTGTCAATATAAACTATACAACTTGTGGTTAAAGCTCCGACATTGTTTATTTCATTTAGTGCCTTATCGAGGTTCTTTTTAAAGTCCTTATACGATTCTCCTGATTTAGTCGCTTTTTCAAGTATTGTTTGAAATTTGGTTAATTGTTTTCTTGTGAAATTCTTTTGTTTTTCATTAATAAAAGTAGCTGAATCATCGCTCGAAATTATGGTAATTGTAAATGCTTTTGATGCGTCTATTTTCTCCTTAATCTTGTCAATTGCATCTTGATTTGATATAAAGGAATTATTATCAATTATAAGCGTTTCAAGAACAGTAACCGTAATCGTTGTGCTTGTTAATGCTGAATTATCGAGTTTAATTCCTAAAGGTTGGCAATTAAACTTACCATAAAACGGATGTGTAACCGTCCAGTATTTCTCATACCGTGCTGCTATTTCAAAGTTGTTAGCTATTTTGTCGTTGTCTTCGCCATCGAATACAAATTGTAATTCAAATCTTTTGCCCTTTGGAAGTCTACGAGAAAACAAAGTTCCAGCTTTGTCAATAAATTCGTAAGCTGTTCCGCTATATTCTCTTTCCATTGTATAAGTCGGAACTAGCTTTGGCGTCCAAATAGTATCAGCCCCGTTTTTTTGACGGGTAACAATCTCGAATCTTGTATTTAATCTGTCTATAAAACTCATTTGAATTTTGCTAATTGCTTTTCAGCGTTTTTGATAAAAATTTGTTCTAGTTTTGCGCCTGTTTCGAGGCTTCCTTTTTCAATAAACTGTTTCGGGTGTAATTTTACCATTCTACCATCTTTTACATCGTACAATCTGGTTAAGTGTAGCTTCATAGTTCTTTCCCCACTTGCGCCCATTACTCTCTCATATCCTTGTATTCCGTATAAATATTTTCCATAAATTACGCCTACTGGAGTTGATAACCCGCCCCCATTTCTTTTTACCCCAGTACCAGTCACGGCTCTAATTAATTGTGATTTTTGACCGTAATCTACCTTTGCAACTACTTTAATATTTTTCCAAAAGTGCTTATTTTGTATCAGTTTTTTATGCGACTTTCCTCGTCTAGTTGCATATAATGGAACTCCTTCGCTCTTAACGCTTCCGCCTTCATCTTGTTGCTTCATGCGACTAACAGCGTTTTTCTGCCCCCTGCTAGTTGCTTTTGCATCATGGAATCCAGCCTGTGAATACATGGTATCGACATCCCATCCTTTTGCATATTGACTTCTAACAAATGCCTTTACGAAATTTGGCTTTCTTATTGTGTATCCGCTTTGTTGCAAAAAAGCTTTTGGAATTGTAACTTTTTCTGCATCCTTAGCCAAATCGCTAAGCGTAAATCTTACCGTATTTGGATATTTTGACCTGTGAGCTAGTTTTAGTTCTTTAATAAGTCTGTCCAAATCTCTTTTATCGACTTGAATAAGTCCCATTAATACGAATCTCCTATGTATTTTGCTTTTATTTGAAATATAAAAGTGGTAAATGGCGGCATGTTGTTGTGTGCATCAGTACCAAACGATACATTGCCAAAAGCACCATTCGTTGTCGAACTTAAAACAGCCCCACCACCAGAATTTTTAATTCCATAGCCATCATTATTGCTGGCACTACCTTCATAATACTCACATAAAGTCATTAAATAACCAGCTAACCACCCTTTGCCGTCCGGCGCTGAATGCGTATGATACGGCACTTGGCTTTGTCCTAGGGTTACAACAGATTCACCGCCAGAATCGCCAAGGTCGGTAAACGTGGAACGTCCGAGTGGAAAAGCATAAAGCAAATTTGGTAATTTTGGCAATCCTTCGTAAGTTCCAAACGTATATCCAATTTCTGTGAATAGTTCCGGATAAACTTCAGGGTCATAAGTTTCTCCGTTGCATTCAAGACAATCAGAATCTACTACATTTGCTTTTATTCGTATAGTTCCAACCGGATAAAGCACTTTCTCAATCGCTCGCACTATTTGCCATCCGTTAGTTCTGTTGTCTGCAATACCATTTGGAGTCTCTCCTGACGCCTGGACAAATCTATGCATGCTTTGCACAACATCACTATATGTAGCTTCAACAACTGGAGTTCCTAATTCTTCCGTTGTTTCATCTTTGATTTGTCCATAAGGGTAATCCGCACTATCTGGATTTGAGTTTGGCAAGCTGCTTATTTTTCTCATTAGTCTTCAGGTTTATATGTTACTATTAAATGAAATGTTTCTGTTAACGCTATTTCGCTGCTCTTCTCTAAGCGCCACGCATAAGCAGACGGAAGAGAAAATAGTCCATCAATATTTTGTTTTTTCCATGTCGAATCATATAATTCGGCGGTTACATTTCTCGTGTTCACTCCGTGAACATACGATAACGCATCGCTTATCATATCATCATTATCAAAATCATAGCGATAACTTCCATAAACAGTAGATAGTGCGCTGTTTAATGTTGTTGCTACCGCTGTGCCTGTTTGTCCTTCTGCTATCGGCGTGAAGCCTGTAAAAGTTGTTATTGTCATATCTTAAATTTTTATGCTGTTTGCCATGTTGAAGTATTAAACCAATATCCTGAACTACTCCAATATCCCGTATCTAAAATCCAACTTACCGAACTTGGGGCGGTTCTTAAAAGTGCCACAGTCATAATTGGTTTAGTTTTCATTATGATATTTCTAAATTCGGTAAATCTATCAGAAGTTATAGGAATAAAAGAAAAATTATCCCCTGAAATATAAAAACATCTTCTTACAGATTCCAAAGTAACAGAAAATTCTTTTTCCTCGTCTTGATTTGCGCAGTTCATCACATACCCTGTATATAAAGGCATCTGTAATCCTCCGTGTCTTACATCATAAGAATGCTGTGTATCATCGCCGTGAGAAACAGAGCTTACTAAGTCTTTGAAATCTGAATATTCGTAAATTGTTACGTTAAAACCAGCCTCTCTAAGTTGTTGTTGTAGCCAGCTTTTATGTTGTCTGCCTTTTACGTTTCTAGGAAAAGCCACTTTTCTCAAAAGAGCTTGTTTTCTCTCCTCTAGCGTGTCAGTTATTCCAGAAGAAACTCCCAAAATCTTCTCCAATCTTGCAGCGTCAGAAGCTGTGAAATTCTCGTTATCAGGTAATATTTTGTCAAGTATTCCGCTAATAGAATCTAACGCATCGGCTTGCACTTCTGAAAGCGACAAAAATAGCTTTTCAAAATTGCTATCTTCCGGACACGAAAAAGCCCTGCCGGTTGGAAGTAGCTGTTTTGAAAGCTTTAATATTTTTTCCGTGCTACTAGGCATAAGTAATAGTTCCTAAATATGGTATATTTCCATCTGTAAAATTGTACGGCAATGGTTGTCCAGCTACTGTTATTGAAATATCATCATACGTATTTGAGCTGTCGATTGCATTTTCGATCGCCGAAACGATATCTCTATAATAAAGAGTGTCGTTTCTTTCATTAATATTGTCAACTCCTGCAATAAACGGGCGCTTTTTGTACAGCATTGATTTTATTTCACTTATAAGTGAAGTATCTACAGAAGTAGAGCTATCTTTTAGATTTGTAAAAGTCACATTAACAACTACTGGAGTAACTGATACAACATTCAAATTATCTAATCCCAATTGTCGGCGACCTCTTTCGTAATCACTTAGCGTTGTGTCGGGGTCTTGCTCGAAAACACCTGTTTTATCAGACTTCCAAAGGGCCTCTAATAATGCAGTTCCAGCTGTTCCATTTCCATCTTCTGATGCTGCCTCCGTTGCTTCTGCATAAATAATAACCGTATAAGGATTTAGCGTATAAGGGTAAACGGTTCTTATCCCTTCAACATCTAATGCCCAAAATATATAGTCAGAGTTTGAACCTCCGTTCGGCTCCAAAGAGAACGAGCGCAAAACAGCTTCTCGATAGTCGTTAATTGTTTCTTTGTCGACTGGAGTTTCAACTACTGATGCTACAACAGCCTTACTGCTTATGTTTGTAATTGAATTAACCGTGAATAGTTCATCCGAAACAGTCAATAAATAATCTAATCCTGCTAAATCAGAGCTGACATTTAGCGTTCCTGTTGTTCCCGAAAGTGTAATTGTTTCGGTTGCCGTGTACAAATATCCTGTTGTTTTGTCGACAAATTGAGTTCCAATATTAACAGTTGCACCAGTAGTTCCAGTAATTGTTAAGGTATATTTTCCTTGAGTTGCAACAAAAGGCAAACGACCTAATTTAATTTCTCCAAATCTTTCGAGCGTTCCGCCAAATTCTACAGAATCCGCCTTGTCCGGGTAAACATTTTTTATAGCTTGTTCGATTGCTATATAAAGAAGCTTCAATTTTCCAGCCTCAACGCTTGCAATAGCTGTTAAAACACGCTTTAAATCGTTTTCAGTTGTAATTCCAAAGTTTGTTTTAAACTCGTTTGAAATTGAATTAAAAAGGCTTTGTAAACTAGGTGTGCTCATTCTATAATCTCGTCTTTAGCTTCGTCCCAAATATACGAAAAATTTGTTTTATTTTGGTTGTTTATTTTATCAATTAGTTGAATTTTATCAACTCCAGTAATCTCTACGTCGCTAGTTGTATTTGCAAAGTCAGACAAATATGATAAGTCGGTTTCGGCTGCCTGTTCTAATTTAATCCTTCCCGAGCTACTCAAAGGCGTTTCGTTCATTGTTTTTTCAAACGTAGAGTTAAACTGCTCTTTTTCTTGCATAAAGGGATTCATAAAATAATCTTCCCTTTCTTTTCCTTCTGCATAGTCTTGACTTGTCGCCTCCGTATTACCGCCAAAATGCGCTAAATAAGGCTGTTGATAAACCTCTGATGTAGTTTGAATGTCGCCGTTTTCAAAGACTAAATCTCCACCGTTACCGTTTTCTATTATTTTTATGTCCATTAAAATTGGCGTGTTGAGTTTACATTAATAGGAATCGGCTGTAATCCGCCCCAAACTTTGGTGTTTCCACCCTTATCGTTAATATCTATTTGTACATTTTGGGTTGTTTTCTTTTCGGATATTTGTTTTTCGGTTAAGGTAGCATCTTTGTTGACTACTTTGGACTGGTCGATTAATCCAACATCTAAGCCTTTGCGAAATTCTGTAATAGAATTTAGCGCATCTTTTGCCATGTCAGAGCCTGTTATTTTAGCAATTACCATTAAGATAGTTTCTAATGGTTTTAAAACGAAACTTAAAAGCATTCTTCCGACTGCCATTAAACCTTCTCCAAATCCACCGCTAAATGCTTTTTTTAATCCACCCCATCTATCTTGGATAAATCCTATTAAGTCGATAATCATCGCTAAAGGGCTGACAAAAACAAGCATTCTAACAAATGGGTTTTCGTTGAAGGCTTTTTTTACTTTATCCCAATGTATAATTAACAGAACAATTGCTGCGATTGCTAGTATTATCCAAAATACGGGGTTAACTGCGTTTAGGGCTGCCATTGATGCAGCAAATCCACGAGTTGCAATTGATGCAATTTTTGTTATAACTGTCCATCCTTTTTTCGCAGCCATTGAAATCCTTACCCAGATAGTTTCTAATTTCATTGCGGTTGCGTTTTTTAGAAAACCTTCCGTTAAATTGCCAGTTAATTTATACATTATAAATTGAACTATCCCCAATGCTATTTGCGCTGTTTTTAAAGCAAATACAGCTACTTTAACAAGTACATATTTTGCTGCAAGTATTCCTAAAACTATTCCTAAAGTTTTTAAAAGTACGGCTAAAGTGGCTGTATTATTATTCATCCAAACTAAGGCTTGATTTAATTGCTTATACATTTCAAGCTGTCTTGGTAGTAGTGTTTTCATTAAATTTGCAGAAAACGCCTGTTTTTGCATCTCTAAAACCCTGCCTTGATTTGCTGCTGATGTTTCGAGTGTTTTTGCAAAATCACCCTGCGCATCCGTTGAAACTTTCATTAAATAGGCATATCTTAGTTGCACTTGTTCGGCTTGGCTCATTTTTGCCCACGATTTAGAAACTCCTTGCTGTAGTGCAAATGCTTCTAAATTAGCTACAGACATATTTATACCAAGCTTCTTTAATGGTTCTGTTTCTCCTGATATTCCAGCGCGTATTTTATCAAAAGCATCGGCAACATCTAAATTATAAAATGATGCGAAATCACCAGCTAATCCAGATAAACTAGTAGACATTTTAACTAATTCAGTAGAGCTAACGCCTGAACTTTTCATCATTGCCCCTAAAGAGCCTGTAAATTGTTTTGCTTGTAATTCCGACACGCCAAAACTAACGGCAGCTTGTTTTGCCCAGTCGTTTACGGCTTGAGAATTATTTCTAAATGTTGTGTCTACGACATTTTGAACTTCTATTAAATCTGATGAAAGTTTTATCCCTTCTTTTGCAAAATTGATAAGTCCTGATATTCCTTGTTGAATTAAATCAGCACCTATCATGCCTTTCATTATATCGGCTGTTCGAGATGATTTTTTTTGCATATTGTCAAGAGATTTTAAAGACCTATCGGAAAAGTCTTGAAATCTTGAAGACATTCCGCCTACAGCCGTAGTAAATCCGTTTGCAAACTTACCCGTAGATACTTGCATTGCTTTGAAGGCTGGAGTTAATCCGTCAATCCCTTTAAAAACTACTGATGCGGTAAATGGCATATTATAAACCTTTTATTCTTTTTGAATACTCTTTTGCTACTTGGTAAAGATAATAAAGACCGTGATAATCTTTTTCATCTAAATATAAATTGTCAATTGTTTGTGGAGGGTAAAGGAACATTCCAATAACTGTTTGCACAGCTTCTTGGAATGGTTTCCTCCCCTCTACATGAAAAAAACTGCGACTATCTGGTCAGTAACTTTTAAGTCCTTTGAATCTAATTTTAAAAGAATTTCGGGATACCAACCAGTTATTTTTGCGCATAAATTGCGTTGTATTTTCATTGCATCTTCGGCTTTTTCAGGATTAAGACCTTTGTAAATCTCCTCACGGTCTTTTGCAGTCCATCTCTGGTCAAATACTAATTGCCCTTCTTTAATCAAATTACCTTCAGTATCTTTTACAGGATATTGAAGCGTTTGCTTGATTACTGAGCCGTCAATTACTACCAATCCTTTTGCGATTGCACGGACTATCTTTTCAAGGTTTGATTTTGATGCGTTGTAAGAGTTCTTTTCGTCTTTGTCTCCGTCTTTCATTGATTCGTCCGGTAAAAGAGTTAGTGCATCGTTTTCAGATAAGAAATTGCGCCATTCTTGTTCGGCGACTTCGAGTGAAATTTTAAATTTTTCCATGTTTGTAGAGGTTTTTGTTATTAAAAAAGGGCGGCTATTATAACCGCCCTTTATAGTTCTGTTCTGTAAATTTTAAATCTTTTGGAGTTTCCCGCCGCCTTCGAATTTCAAAGGAATAGTTGAATCGTACGTTGCTCCTTTTACTTCGCCTACAATCTTACCTTTTCCTATGTAAATTGAGCCATCACGTAATTGGAAAGTGCAGTCGATTTCTTCAAAATCTGCTGCCATAGCTTGCACGGTTTGAATTGTGTCCGTACCGCTTCTTTTCCATGCAATTGGAGGGCTTTCAACTACCCATCTACCAACTGACATTTTATAGATAGCTTCGCCACTTCCGGTAATTCCTTTCGGTTCGCTTTCTGTGGTTATGCCTCCGATTTCAATTTGACCGTTTTCTCCTGCTTTTGGGTACAAATTAACTGTGCCTAAAGTTGGGTGCTTTAACCCTATTTGTAAAAAATCACATCCAATAAATGCCATAATTAATTTCCTCCATAATAAAAGCCGGCTTCGGCTGTAGTTGAACAAATACGAGCTATTCCAGTTCGTTTATATCTAAAGAAAGTTTCAAAACGGTCAGGGTTAGTAGAGCTAATTCCAACGGTTAAGCTTTCCTTTGAAAAGTCAGCATCTGCAATTAATCCACGGTCCGCCAAATCTTCAAACATTTTATACAAAATTCCTTTCCATTGACTTGGAGAGATTGTATTTTCGGCACTTGAAACCTGTCCGTCTGGAATTAAAGTTGCGCCTACCACAAAAGATTGCTCTTTTAAGAAATAAGCGTAGCGTATATTCCAATCTAAAAGTAAGTTTCTTACATATCTAAATTGTGGTGTAACTTCATCTCCTGGATTGTAGGTTGTAATTAAATCTTTAATAACAACATCACCGCCTTTGAAAGCTACTGTTGAAAGACCTGCTCTAACAGCTAAATCTCTGTAATCCCAACTAGCATAATCTTCTATCCCTGTTGCATCTACAATAGCATCTGAATAAGCTCTATCAAGATAATCCTTATTTGGTGTGTCTTGTGCCGTTTGAGCAACAATTCTACATACGTTTGCGGCTACTTCAATAGGTAGATGATTTACATTTGGAGCCGGACAATATACGTTCGTACATTCTGTGATTCTAGCTGTTAAATCTACATCTGTAATCGGGTCAGTTGAAGATGCCGAGAATAAAGAGATAAACGGTTTGAAAACTTTTCCGTCGTAACGTCCTGTTGGAGCGTCTGGGTCGGGTTTTCCGTTTGTTGCCTCTAACAAGTCCAAAACATCGCTATCTTGTCCGTAAGGATTAATTACTAAAGTATTCCAGTTATCCTCAAACTTTGCCAAAGCATCTGAAACAGATCCTGTTGTAGTTCCTGCTACGCTCGAAATAGCATAAGCAACGCCAGCGGCATCGTCTTGTGTTTCTGCACGAGTGGAGAAAATACTTGAAATCCCTTTGAATTTCGATGTAATTGTTAGAACTCCTGCTGTATTATCTGCTGTAACCGGAGAACCATATACTGCATTAATAGCATCTTTGAATTTTGCAGCTACAGTTGTAGGAGTATCTCCGTCAACTATATTTGCTTCATAGTATTGACCATCAACACCATTTCTGCCACCTATAATAAGGTAGTGTTTTTTGCTTTTTGTTCCCTCCCCTGTTATAGTTACAGTTGTAACCGTTGCAGTTGCAGAACCATTTGAAGCTACTGGATAAACTACTACTGGAATGCCGGATAAACCTCCACCGTTAATAGGGTAAAGAATCCGCATTGCCATATAAGCAGGTGAGCCGGCTCCTAATTTAGAAGCTACTTTGCTTAGCTGTGTGGTTTCAAATGGATCGAGAGAAAGCCCGCTTTGATTAGCGGTATTTGCTTCTGATAAAATTGCGATTCGTTGCGGTAGATTTGGAGAAGTCAAAGAGTAATCTCCCTTTGTTACCTTATAACCAACTACGGCGGCGATAGCATTTTCAGATATTGCGTTTGAAATTGTTCCCATTTTAATTTTCAATTATAAATTTATAACCTTTATCTGTTTCATGTAATTTTACAATCGTTTCAAGAGTTCCGGCAATTACTCCGGTTGCTAATTCTGTTGTTTCTTCAGCCGTATAATGCACTTCGACTATTCCAGAGATTATATTTTCAGCATCCATTCCCTCTCTAGGCTGTGTTCTAACTATTGATTGAACTTTTACGTGCTGAATAAACTTATCTGTAAAATCTAGATAGGCGTAATCTTGACTTTTCAAAATTGCCCTTATCATTCCAGCTATTTTTGCGACTTTTTTAGCTCCTATTGATGTTCCTGATTCGCTTGATGTTTTGTTTGGGCTGTAAATTTCAACTATGAATTTATTGTCGAAATCGTCCGTAACTGCTGTGTGCTCAAAATCCAATTGGCTTTCTGCGTAAACAATATTTATACAATCCCCCTCCGTATAATCGAATGCATCAAATCTTTCTAAATACACAGTAGGATTTATGATTTGTTTTCTTACAAATCCGTCCTCGTTTTCGTTTGCTTCGTTCCATAAATCTATTAAGTTACTTTGGTTTGCAAATTCAGCGGTTAAAACCCGCCCGATTGCGTCCCTTATTAACTCATAGTTCTGTGCTTGAATCTCACTCAACATAATTAGAAAGTATTAGAACTATCACTCCGATAGTATCGTCTGCAAAATTTTCTTTAACAGAATATTTTTTTACTACTCCTGTAACGTCTGCAAATTGTACTACTGCATTTCTAAGAGTTACGGCTCCTTCTGAATTTCTAACTGTTAAGCCTGTTAAATTTCCTTCGTGAACGGTTACGTGCGCTTGTCTTGAATTTATAGGTTGTCCGTCTGTATCAATTTTAACATGATGCACCGGCGCCCATCCCTTACACTCGCAAATCTCTTCCCCCTTAGTGATTGTTATGTCATTTTCAAAGCCTCCTTCGCTTAGGATTTTTTGAGCGTCCAATCTAGCTTGCTGTAGTATTTGACCAGCCATTTATTTAGTTTCTTTTTCGGCTTTCGCTTCTTTTTCTACCTGTGAAATAGCTTTTGCGCTTAAAAGCTGTTCGATTGAGCCTTTAACTAGTTGGCTTTCGTCAACTATGGCATTTTTAAAGTAACGAGAGCCTTTCACTCCCGTTACTTCTTGTGCTATAATTTTATATTTAGCCATTGTCTTTCGCTGGTTTTTCTTCCTTAGTTTCAGTTTTAGGCTCAACTTTCGCATCTACCTTAACTTCTTCCTTAGTTTCAGTTTTAGGCTCAACTTTCGCATCTACCTTAACTTCTTCCTTAGAATTTCCAACTAAAACAAGGTGTCCTGATTTGATTTTTGCTTCAATTTCAGCTTTCAAACTTGGTGTCTTTTCCGTGTCAAAAACATACTTATCTTCGATAAGGTATAATTTTCCACCAATCAACACGTTTAGGGCTTTAAGTTTCGCTTTCATTATTCCCAGAATTTAAAGAATAGTTTCATAATTCTAGCAACAAACGTATTATCTGCGCCTTGCGCTCTAAATCTAAAGTATTGATTTTGAGTTGCAGTTGATGTTGTGTAAGTAAATACAGTATCTACTCCTGTGCTCCAAACAACTGTATCAATGGCGGTCCACGAAGCATCATCTAACCATTTTTTACTCTCAAGAATAAAATTCACAGATTCAGCAGTGCCGGAAATAGAATCTACATCAACATAAATATCGTATTTTACAGGCTTGTAGCTGTTTTTGAAAACAACATAAGTCCATACGCTATCCATTGCGTTGATATTATCATCGGTTGTAATGTCCTCTGTAAACTTATACCAAGAAGTTGTATATCCTAGCTCTTTGTCAACTGTTGTACTATTTTGTCCATAAGCGAATACGCCTACAAACAACATCAATAATAAAATTATCTTTTTCATATTATTATCCCTCCTGTCCGCTAGTGAATGATACTGCAATTTTCATAGTATAAACTTGGTCAACTGTGATAAGACGTGCAATTGGTGCGCTTGTTAAGTGCATTTCATGTACTAAGTTGTTTCTGTCCAAGTTATCCCATACGTAAAAGTCAGTTGCGGCTTTTTCGATTTGAACTCCACTCAATGAAGTTGCGCCGGCTGATTTTACGATAGTGTCAACGGCTCCATAAGCCATTTCAGAGATTAGTCCCTCAACTGGTACAATTACTACTTTCGTTTGGTCTGTGATACGCGTACGAACACCTGAAGCATTCAAATACGTTGCATCGTAAGTCCAAATATTGAAAATTGCTGAACCTGCTGTGATTTGTCCGTGATACGTTGCGCCATTTCTGTTAGTTGGATTACCAATTGCCAACAAAGTTACTTTGTTATAATTAGCTTTCTTTGTAAAGAAATCAGTTTTTTGAAGTGCAACCCAAGCTTGCCCTGACATAGTCATATCATAAACTCCGGTAGTATTTCCACCAACTTGAGAAATAAACTCAATAGCTGTTTGCAATTGACTTTCTACATCTGTAGTTGTAGTGGTCCAAGGGGTTGCACTATTATCTACCAAAGAATCCGCATTACGCAAATAATCAATAGAATCACCGTTTTTTAAGGTAACAACTCCTAATTCAAGAGCTTGCGCGCATTGAATTTCTTGAGCACGGATGATTTTATTTTGAATCTTTTGCAACTGAATAGCTACTTCGTTCGCTAATGCAACACGATTTGAAGCTGGAGCAGTTGATGCGCTAACACCAAAAGCACGCTCATAATTGCGAAGTGCATTAATAGAGAATTTTTCGTGATAAAACGGAGGTACAATAATCTTCAACGAAGATTTAGTTGCGTTGTTTGAATTTCCGTTTGTTCCTCTCAATACATCAACAGCCACTAAATCTCTATCTCGTTGAACTTCGATAGGTATTTCGGTTGTGTCATATGTTTGAGTTGGAAAATAACCAAGTAAGTGAGTTGTTGGCATGCGCAACTCCTGGTATTTTTTTATTGCTCCTTTAAGCAATATGCCTTCTGCTTCTTGTTGTGATAAAGCCATTTTTTATTTCCTCCTTATTAATTAATTATCTACTGCTGACAATTCGGCCGGACTTTCAAGGATTAACCCGATAGCTGCCAAATGGTCTTTAAATTGACGGTCAGAAACTACACTCGCAGAGGTTTCGCCGCTTGTGAAAACAAGTAGATCCGCATTTACTTTTCCTTTGTTGATAAGCGTAATATCATACGAAGTGCCTGAAACAATTGTTTTGCCACCTCCGATACCGTTATAAAATACTCCGACTGGATATTGACTTCCGTCTGTAGAATCTTTGTCACAGATTTTAAATAAACCTGTTGCGTGGATACGTCCGAAAACTGTACCTTCTTCCAAAGTAGTGCTACTTGCAGCAGTAAATGAACCTTCAATAAATTCATTGTCGCCTAAAGCAAGCTTTTCAACATCAGTTGTTACATTTAACTGATTGTTTGTTCTTATTATTTCTGTAATTGAACTCATTTTTTATCCTCCACTTTTAAGCCTAGTGCAGTCTCTAAAGCTTTTTCTTCTTTTTCAAGTTCTGCTTCGTGTTCTGCTTCGGGTGTTTTTTCTGCTCCTGTTTTGATTGCTTCCGGTGATTTTTCTTTGATTGCTTCCAAAGCTTTACCGTTCGACATTGCCAAAACAAATTCTTGTGTGTCTTTTGGAGAAATCTCCTTGCCTGATTCAATACCCGCTTTCACTTTTGCAGGGTCGGTTTCAAACCAAACCATCCAAGCCTCAACACGAGCTTTTTCACTCGCTACTCCAGAGGCTACAATGCTTCGTCTTTCTTCCGCTGTCAGTTCCTTTTTTTCGTCTGCCATTGCTTCTAAAATTTGATTGTTATTGTTATTATTATTAACTGGCTCTTTGTAAGCCTCTAATTCGATTTTAATTTGTTGTTTTGCGGCTAAAGCCGGTGTAAGTTCAAAAACATTTTCTTGTTTAACCAATCCGATTTCAACTAAGTCTTGAGCGTTTAACCAAACTTCCTCTCTGGTTTCTTCATTAAATATTTGGTCAAGTGTTTTGCCTGTGACTTTTTCAAACTTTTTGATGTCAAGTTTTGCCTCCATCATTTTGCGATAGTTGGCGTTCACTTCTCGAACCATCTTTAAATCTTCAGGAGTTGCCCCATACATATTAGCTCTATGAACTAAACAATTTGTAGTGCTTAAAATTTCAACATGTTTAAAGTAAAACATTGCAAAAAAAGCCATAGATGAAGCGTTTCCATCAACTGCCAATGTGTCTTTATCTCTTTTTCTGATGTCGGCTAAAAATCCTTGAGCTGCGAAAACATCACCACCGCCCGAGTTTAAACGCACCTTAACAGGCTCGTCTTGTTCTTTTAGCTGTGCGACTAAGTATTCAATAGTCCAATCGTAGATGCCTGAATAAAGAAATATTTCTTTCATTCGTGAAATTTTTTGTTATAAAAGTAGGATTTATTTGTATTTGTATTATATTTGCATAAACAAATAAGCATATTAATTTAAAACACAAACCATGGAAAAAAACACAGTTGTTTTACATCTTGAAAGGTATCATCAATTAATTGAGATTGAAAATGCGGTTAATGATGGTATAAAATTTTCTATTTCTGTTCAGGAGCCGTGCTTTAAAAATTCATTTGTACTCTTAACAAATGATAAAATGGTTAAGAAAATTTCAGAAACAGTGAACTTCCTTAAAGAGAGATATAAAAATGCTTGCAAGAGCGATATTGATACCGGAAAAAAATATGCGCAAATGCAACATGATTTTTTAGAATTACAAAGGCGATTCAAAGAAATGGATGCGTTTATTAGTGATTTGAAAAGAATGTCGATTATTCAGTTTATTAAATTTAGAAAGCAATAATATGAACCAAAACGAACTTAATAAAAAACTTGAAAGACTTGGATTTCTTTTAAAGGACCATCGAGAGAATTTATTTATTTCTGCTGTTAAAGTTTCAAGAGATACAGGGTTAAATAGAAATACTATTGCAAACTGCGATAAAGGCAAAGGCGTTATTTCTTCATTTATTCTTTATGCTGAATATTTGAGGCTTGAGCTTTCTTTGAAGAAAAAAGAAATTGAAGAAAGTAAGAGGAGTGATTTTGCTAATCAATTATATGAAAAAACAAAGGCGGATTAAACATCCGCCTCTTTTTTTACTATTACTTGTGATAATTCCTTTTCTGAATTTTTGGTTATCTCTGTAAAATCCCCCATGCCTAAATTTTCAACGGCACTCTCTCCAGTTGTTAAAGGTATCGTGTCATATTGCGTGCCTAATTTCCTTCTTTCTGCGTCAACTTCTTTTACAGGGTCAATATGTGGGACATTAACTCCTATAAATCTGCATGAAGTATAAGCGTTCGCTACCATCCAATCGCCAGACATTTTAGCCTCTCTAAATCCTTGAGCTTTGATGTTTCCTTTGTAGAAATTAATTAAGAACCAAAATTGATAAATCGGCTTGTAAAACATTTCTGTCATTGTGGAAGTTCTTTCCACTTTCATTTTATATTCCCAGCTTTTAATTGCTGCACGACTTCCGGAATATGAACCGCCAAACTTACCCATAGCTACCTCCGGCGGTATTCCGATTGTTGCAAATATAAGTTCTGCATTTGGTGTGAAAAAGCTGTTGAACTGTGGGTCTGAATGTGCTGTGTTCGTTTTTAGAGTTTGTCCAGGATCTAAAACATAAACTTGCTTTTGCGTTGTCATTGCAATTTTAGAAGCGTATTGTTCTGTTTTTCCAGCCGTTTCGTTTTCAACCGTTTTAACAACTCCTAAACCTTGCGCAATTTGTTGCAATTGTGGATTACCAGCTATACCGTTTACATCTGTTTCAAAAGTATAAGGTATTTTTGCGCTCTCCTCTGCCGCTCCTACTGATGCCTCCAGATATCTGTCTAGTTTTGCGTCACGTTCCATTACGGCAGTTAATAACGACATGCCTCGAGTGTCCATTATTTTATGTCGCTGCCCTACCATTAACCATGCTTGACGTTCGCCTTGTGCGCCTGACGGGTTTGCTTCTATTCGTGCATGGCTAGTCATGTCGTTTTCTTGCACGTAATATGCCACATGTTCGCCCGATGGTGTAATTTCCACCCCGCTAATCAAATAATTTCCTCTTGCTTTAATTTCCGCCTCAATGCCAAAATTTACAGGATTTGAAACAAAGCAGCCGTCAATAATCTGTATAGTTGGCTGATAACCTTCGTATCTAAGTATTACAAGAACATCCCCCGCTAAGATTGCATTTTTAAGAGCTTCACACGCCAAAGCATGCAAGTTCATTTCCTTAGTATAAGTACATTCTTTTGAGTTTGCGAAAAGTCTAAATTGCGCCTCTATATTGGTTGTAAAAATTCTATCATCTCCTATATTTATTCCTTTGATTTTTAAAAATTCAAGGTTTGGTTCTGACTGAAATTTTAAACCACTTCCAACAATCCAAAGGCAATAATTTTTTATAGCCGTTTGAATTACCGTTGATTTGATAAATGATTCCCAGGCTCTTTTTCTAATTCGATAGTAAGATAGTTCAAAATCAAAAGGCGTGCCTAGTTCGTTTGGGGTTTTTTCACCGTCGTACAAAATAGAGGTCCCGCCAAAATTAACCATCATAGCAGTTAGTTTCTTTTGCGCTCCAAGTTCACTTCTTAAAGTTTGTACTTCGCCTTGAAGTTGTTTGTCTTCAAATAGTTTTGTAATAAAATTACTCATCGCATTCCCCTCCAATCTCTTAAAATAGCTCCGTTGCCGTTCAATCTCAATAAATATCTAGCTCTTAGCCTCTCAAAACCTTCAATGGCTTTCATTATCATTTCTTGAGATGTGTATGATGTATTAATAACAGTTTGTCCATCATTTAACTGATAAGATGCTATGTTTGAATTTCCTGTTGATGTAGACTGTTGAAGTATAAGCCCGTCAATGATTGCATCAATGCGGTTAATCTTATCTAAAAGCGACTCGGCTGAATCTATGTAAAGTTTTTCATTCATAATTGACAAAATCAACTATAAAAGTAAGTTTTTAAATTATAAATGTATTTTTTGCATAGAAAAGTAAGCACATGAAAAAGGCTGTTAAATTAATAACAGCCTTCCCCAAAAATGTAAATCTATGAAAAGATGAAAAACCCGAGTACAAATATAATTAAAGTTTTTGAATAACTATTATAAATTTAAAAAATCTTCGTTTGTTTCGTTTCCGCTTAAATAAACTCCGGTATTGTGAATTAACAAGTCTTTCTTGATGTAAAATCTATCATTCATTTCCGCATCACGAAGTATGCGAACGGAATCAAAGATGAATTTTCCCCAGTCTATTTGCTTGTCAATCCCTTTGTAATTATTAATTTTCCCGATTTTAACATGGTCAATAAATTCAGAAACGGTTAAAAGCAAAGAAAGTGATTGCTCGGGTATAATTACAGGCTCAAAACTAGCCCACGTTTTTATTCCTAGTTCTGCAAATTTTCGTAATGCATCTACCCTTTCAATTGGAAGCGATGCGCCTTTCTCCCATTCTAAAGAATCCTTTTCATTGTCAAATGTCAGCGTAGAGCCTATTTTAAATCTATCTCCAAATTTTAAAAACAAATCTAAATCTTTCATGGCCTTATCTGGCTGTTTTGTTAGAATTGCCACTTTATGATTGTACTTATTTAAGATTTCAAGTACTTTGCGAGTTTCCCCATTTTCAGAATTGCAGTATGGGTCGCCTGTGAATGATAATAAGATTTGTTTTCCACATCCTTGCATTTTTTTGGCTGATGCTTCCAACTTGGAAAAATCAACTGGGTTAATCACAGTTCCGTGATTGTAATTTGAATTAAAACGAGTTAACATGTTTGGCACGTAGCAATACTTACATGCGTGGTCACATCCTTTGAAATAGTTCAGAGCTAGTGGGCTGTATTCTCTTGCCCTGCCTGCTGGTTCGTAAATGTTCATAGGTTTATTTTTTAATTAATAATAATAAAGATAGTCATTATCAATGACTTATGAAAGAATAAAGTAAAAATAGTTTTTCTTTTTATGTGAAAAAATCATAATTTCAGAAACTTCAAATTCAATAGCAAGGAACTGTTTCATTTTTTCCATTCCGTTTTTATTAAATAGGCTTCTGCATTTTTTTACCATTCTTTCCGGGTATCCTATTTTTGAAAGCATTTTTAAATTAAGTGCTCCGAACATAGTTTGAATAAAGGTGCAATGAACTACGCCCTTGTAATTTCTTTGCTTTAAAATTAGAAGCTGTTCAACGGGACTTCCCCACGAATCTAAATCAATAATATCGAACATCTTTAAGTCAATTGATTTGAGAAACTTCAAATTATCTCCTTTGAGGTTTATTTTTTCGTATGTATTTATGTCAATTGATAGTGTGTTTATTTTTTGGTCAGTTAATTTTCTTACTTCATTCCACAAAATACCCTCTCCTCCAAACGCTTCGAGCACATTTATTTCTTGCTTGTCCGGCAAAGACATTAGGCGTAAATCCACTTTATGAATAAGCAGCTTTAGGTCATTGTTTGTTTTTTTAGTTGCTCCCCTGCTCATACTCTACGCCCTCCGTATCTTTGATTTGTTGCAAAAGCTCTTGAATTTTTAAAAACACTTCAGGTGAAAAAGAAAATAGAACGTGCGTTTTTTTGAACGCTCGTATTTCTTCTTTCTTAATTAGTTTTGGTTGTGGATTTTGCTCGTTTTCTTCTTGACAGAATTTTTCAGCGTCTAGTCCGAGTAGTTCAATTTCGTCAAAAGAGAGTAATTTTAAATCTTCTTGCATTAGGTTAAAATCAAACTCGCTTAAATCATTTGCCGAGTTATCGGATATTGCAAGCTTCATTCTTCTTGGATCATCGGGCTTAATATCGTTTCTTTTAACTACAATTAATTCGGTTCCGTCCGATTCAATTACTTTGACAGGTCGCCCCCCCCCCCATTGTTCAAATACACCATTTCCTGCAATTATATTTCCATCATTGTCAACGAGAATCGAGCGCCCTGCTCCGTTTTCTTCTAAAGAATTTTTAATTACTTTCTTGTTTTCTTCTCCGTGAATACGATAATTTCTTTCGTCAAATTTTATTTTGCTCATTGCACTTGTTTTTTATAAATTACAATATCTTTATGCTCAATTGGAAACTTTTTCATCTTCAAAGAATGATACGGCAATCCCTTTGCTTCACACATCTTTTTGAAATTACCCCAAACTTCTAAAGTCGGGGCAATTACTACTATTACGTTTTGGCGATTCATTAGGCTTTTTCTGCTAATCCAAATTTATAAGCATTTCTGCGAGTGCAAAACTTTGATTTCCCATCAACGATAATCTCTATTTTATCGCTCCAGTCTTTTACTTCGCCTTTTCTTACTTGTAAGTCAATTACTCGGTAAGTTGATGGGTTGCTTGCTGAAATTTCTTTTAGTGTTTTCATTTTGCTTAGTTTTTATGATTATAAATACATTAAATTACGTTGTCTTTGTTGTGCAGTTTCCATATATTGATTTGAATAACTGTCAGATATATAAAACTCAATTTCTGAAACTTGATTTAAAATATCAACTTGTTTTGAAGAAGCTGAGTAAAAATCTTTGCTTAAAATGGTAGTGGCTATTTTAGAAGCAAATACGTTTAAAGTAGTTATTCTGTTTAGTTCAACTATGTGAGCTTCTGTAAATGTCATTGTTGTTTTCATCGTTGTATGTTTTATTGTTTCATTTTGATATAGTAAAGATACACAATATTTATATATATATCACTATATATTTATAATTATTTTCGATATAATTACATATTTAACATAGCTTTAACATTTAGATACCTATTTAACATAATTAACGGCTTTAGAATAGTAAATATAAGACGTATAATTACAATGTGTTTGGAATTAAGTTTTATAATTAGCTGTATATTAGGTAGTTATAATACTGCAAATATGTTCTATATTTTTACAAGGTAGATTTATTTGTAAAGTGCTGATATTTAGGCTATTGGTTTAGTATCAATTTCACAAAATTAGCCCAAGTGTACTCTACTTTGATTTTTGCAGTTGAATTATAAGCCTTAACTAGATTATAAGCGAAAATATCACGAATAGCAATATTGTAAACTCGGCAGTCAAACCAGTGGTTGGCTGATTGAGATGTTTTTTTCTCCCAAACATACGCTATCTCTATTCCATTCTTCGAGTTAACAGGTCGCCTTACTTCTGCTTCGTATTGGTCAAAATAACGGTAATCGTATAGTCCATTCTCGGGGCTTGGATAATTCATAAACCCTGCTGGTTGTGCGCTGTCAATTTGTTTTAGTTTCATGCACTCTGAAACATAGTCTTTGATTTGGTTAGTTTGAACTAGATACATATCGAAGCGCTCACGGGATTTTTTAAACGTCATTGTGTCGGCTCTAGTTGGTCGGCTTCTTTCGTCTGCATCACCCTTTAATGAAACTGCATACATATTTGGAATGCCTTGTTCGACAAATTGGTAGACATGCTGTGTAAAGTGTCCGCTATCTACTCCGGTAGCTACTATACGCATTTTCTTTCCTGATTGCATTTCAAATTCACGGCTTACAATTTCACGGAATACATCCCACACATTACGTGGTTGCCCTACAAAGTAATTCCACAGCTCACGCCCTTCTTTTGAAGCTCCTCTTTGAAACGTACCTACACTTCCGTGTTCGATTGAATAAGTAGAGCCGCTTTGCGAGTGAGCAACAATTTCATAATCTAATCTACAATCGTCCTCAAATCCGTTTAAGTCACAAGCACAAGTTAGCATGATTATTTTTCCGTTTCCGTCACTTTCGGCAAATTCATCCGGTATAACTCCGATTTTATATTCTCTTAGGTTTCTTGAAATTAGCGAAGCATCTGTATTTTTTGCAGTTTCTTCGTATGTCAATCCCAAAACTAAATTTGTAAAAACTTGTAATTTTGATTCTTGAATTATTCCGTTTTCGGGAAAAATATTCATCCATTGGCGGACGTGGTGCGTCCAATCAAAGAATCCTGGAGGCGAATAAAGACCTGAAATATGATAACTCTTCCAGTCTGGTCGGCTTGGTTCAGCTGTTGGAATCCAAATAGCCCCATTTCCTAAACTCATCATATCTTTTTTATGCGTTTCCTTGAAAAAACCCCCGCATTTCTGACAAACATATCCTACGCTTTTTTCTATTAACTTATTATTTTCATCTTTTTCAAAATACACACCAACAATCTCGCCTGTTTCTTCCTCGGTCTTATTCCAAATATAATTTATAAGATCTCCGCATTTAGGGCAATGCATATTATAATATCTTTGGTCCCCCATCAAAAAAGCCGGCTCAATCATAGAGCTTTGTTTTACCTCCGGAGTTGAAAGGATGGATATTTTCATTTTATCTTTAAACGAATTAAATCGCATAAATAATAAATCTAAAATATCACCGGCTTGTTTTTGACCCCTTACAGCCGCTTCAAAATCGTCAAAAAATCCGTATCTAAAAGAGTTTTGTTTGATTTTATCTACTGCTTTAACCGATTGGGCCATTAAAGAGCCGCCCGGAAACTCTTTCATGTCGTCTCTATCCCCTGTTTTTAGGTTCTTTTTCTTTATGGTGTTTGGGCGTATCAAATAGCTTAATCCTGAATTAGCTAACATGTTGTCAATTTTCTTTGACATTTGAGTTTTGGTCATTTCTTTGTCCGCAGAAGTCAAGACTATGTTTCCGGGATGGTTTTTTATTAAATACCCTATTCCAGATTCTATAAAATTCGTTGATTTTCCAATTTGAGCACCCCCCATAATTGTAATTATGTGTGTCGGGTCGTCTGGAGATAGTAAATCTAGCGGCTCTTTCCAATATGGAAATCTATCCAAAGATGCTTTGCCGGGAAAGGCTGTTACATCAGAAGTCAATATACGATTATTTGCAGCCCATTCGCTTGGAAGTTCGGTTGTGATTTCTGATTCGTAAAGAGATAAAAGGTAATCTACGTGTGTCATTATTCTTTGCCTATTACAAAATTTTGTCCGAATATCTTTTGTATATTTCTTGTTTTTTTCACTCCATTATAGCTTAGCCCTGTGCGTTTTGCCCTATCTTGAATGCTTTCGACATCCACAAATCCTCCTGCAAGTTCAATAATTTGAACCAAAAACTCATTTGATACATTGTTATCCATTATGAAATTAACAAACTTATCTATTGTTTTTTGCTCTTTATCAGTTAGTTGCATAAGGTTCAATTTATTGAAGTTGTTATATAAGTAAGTTAGGCAACATTTAAAGAAGACAGTGCTTCGTCAATTGCCATTTGTAAATCATAATGATAAACTTTATAAAATCCGATTGGTGTATCTGGATAATATTGTAGTTCTATTATAATATTTAACTCTTTCATTTTTTCATAAACATCTTTATAAATATCTTCTAAATCTTCTTCATTTATTGGATTTGATTTAAAATGTTGTTCTACCGTTTCGTAATAATCACGATGTGAATTTACTGTAAGGTAAACACCACACTTACATCTTTGAATTAATTTGTTTAATTTTTCCATAATAAACGTTGCCTAACAAAGTGTATAAGCAATAGCCGTTAGGCGTTTTAAACTATTGCAGTTGTTAATATTTAAGTTTCTACTTCTAATCAAGGTCTGTGTTCGGCTACTGCTCATACACTAATCCGTTACTGGCAATACTACGTGAGTGCTTCATAATGAACTTTTATGCACTCAAATAGATAATGTGCTAATGTTGGATTTACGGAATTTCCGACACTTCCAACTCTGTGTGTCCAGCTTTGAAACCCATCGCCATTTCTAATAACATCACACGCTGGGATTTCGTGAACCCTTTTTGACAAAGTATATCCATCATTCTGATTTGATGTCCACTTTCTAAATATCGAGTTAGTGGCTCTTTGTTTGCAAATGTCGCTTTGTAATCCGATTTCGTTGGAGTAGGCAATAGCGTACAGTCTTTCCCTTTTGTGTGGGTATCCAAAAGCAATGTTTGATATACATTGCCATTCTGCATCATACCCGATTTTGGAAAGGTCGCATAAGACTTGCTCAAATCCTCGAATAAGTAAAGCTGGACTATTTTCAATGATGACGTATTTAGGTCTAATTTCCCTAATAATTCTCCACATTTCACTCCAAAGCCCACTGCGTTCTCCTTTGATACCTTCCATTTTTCCTGCAACGCTAATGTCTTGACACGGAAATCCTCCACTAATAATGTCCACATATCTTTTGATTTCTGCGGTTCTAACGTCTGTATATTGTTCTGCATCTTTATCAATTTTCTTTAAAATATTACGTTGGTAGTTTTCAAATTCACAATTCCAAAGTGTTTTTATTCCAGCTCTTTCTGCCCCAATTTCAAATCCACCAATCCCAGAGAAAAGAGAACCGTGCGTTAAAGCCGTACTGCCAGTAACACGTGGTATAGTGCATAGCGGGGATTGTGCTGTATTTGAAGTTATTCGCATTGTATTAAGTTTTATTTTATTCGATAGGTTGGTGCTTTTAATCCGCTACGACACCATACCACCACCGTTAGCAAACATATTTAAGAAGCCCTCTTCTAAAGTAATCAGGTGCATCTTCTTTTTGGTATGACCAGTAACCCCAATCATCAGAAAATTGTTTACCATTCTTCTCAACAGTTATATCAACAATTCTGCATCCCATATCAGATACGGTTGATTTGTATGATATAATTTTAAATCCTAATTCTTTTGCTACTTTTAAAAATTTTCTTTTCATAATTAAAAAACGTTTGCTAACACAAGCTATACACCATAAAGCGGATAAGTTTGTACTAAAATTAAACACTGTGCTATGCTTTACGGTGCATAGCTTCAACCGTTGTACACAATATTGCTACGTTCCTGTTTCATTCAATGGTTCGTGCTTATATTCCGTAATAACATTTTTTTCTTCCCTCGCTTTTTTAAAAGGTAAATATTGGAAGATGTGTTCTATAATTGGCAAAGTCCAACCATCGCCTAAAAGAGAAGCTGCTTTATTTCTGCTCAATATATCACAATGATTATCCGGAAAGCCTTGTAATCTACAAAGTTCAACCTTTGTAAATGGTCTTATTTCTTCGCCATTAAATACAGCATTATCTTTATCTACTAAAGTAATGGTATTGCTTTTTTGTGTTTTGTTTACTTCATATTGTTGGGTGTAATTTCCTTTTCCGCTTCCACGTCCTCTTTGAGCAACACAATAAACAACGTTTCCAAATCCTGTAGTTTTGTATCTTCTCAATAGTTTTTTCATATCGGTATTTAGTCGGCTTTCACTTTCTAAAATCGCACGTCCTTTATCTCGGTCAACATAACCATTTTCAATAATATCTTTAAGCAAAATACCTCTATCCTGTGGGTATGGTATATCTGTTACGGTATCAAACATTGTTTGCTTTGTTCGTGCATTGGTCCAGTAATATCTATCACGTTGTTGTGCTGTAACAAGTTCAGAGTTAATTCTACAAGGATAAATTCCCATTGCCCTACTCATTATACCAATATCTGTTTTAGATGCACTTCCTACGTTTTCCTGGAAGAAAATTATATTTGGGTTTAGTTCTTTTATGTGTTCGTATATTTCAATGAATCGCCAAAACAAACCACTATTTTCACCATATATTCCGGCTCTTTTTCCTGCGCCACTTAAATCCTTGCAAGGGCTTCCGCTTAAAAGCAAATCAATACTTTTCCAATCAATATCCCATTCATGCCAATTATTTACATCGCCTAATTGTATTGTTTCAGGATAGTGATATTGTGTCAATTCTATTGCATAAGGTTTCAGCTCGCTACTGTAATATTTATCTACTTTGATTCCTACATTGTCAAGCGCGGTATGTCCTGTACTCATTCCGTTAAAAAGAGAAAGTACGTTAATTCCTTGGCTTCCTTCGTCAGCCATTTGCCCTCGCTCAAAAATGTTATTACTGTGTTCGTGCATAATTCAAAGTTTTGTTTTTTAATACCGCAATACAGATGTACAACAATGTATAAACCACATTAAAACGATGGTTTATACTCAACGTTATGCAAACAGCTTGCTAAGAAAAGTGTTTGCCACATTTTAAGCATTTGCTGCCATTTTTATCCCAGTATCTATCTGAAAAATCGCACGAGCAAGCCGATTTGCTAACAACGGCTATATTTCAGTTGGCTAATTAAGTTTTTCGGTAACTTGACAATTTCTGCAAAGCCAACCGAAAACATAGCCCCATCGTTACCATTAATTAAAAAGCGTTGTGCTTTCCGCTCTTATATTCTTCCCAAGAGCAAGTTTTAAAAACTGCCTTGTGATTTACCCATCTTGCAAATGCTTTTTGGTACGGATCCGATTTATTAAATGGCATAACAAATGGATCTATTTTTAATTTTCTCAACGCCTCTATTCTTTGTAAATCTTGTTCGGGAGTACTCCAATAGCCAATAAGCACATAGCACATAATTTTGTAAGGCTTAATCCATTTCAGCATAGCTTCTATTTTAGGCAAAATGTTATCTTTTGGATTATCCCAAGCAATGTGTATTTGCTTGTGGTGTTTTAAGCTATTTAAAGCCTGTGCTTGCTCTTCATCCATTATTCTAACATCTACGCCATGTAAATTTACTTTCTGCTTTGTAGCCTGTAAATCTTCTATTGCTTCACGCCAATTGGGATTTGCAAAGAAATTATTATCTAAAACTTCGATCCATTCTCCTTTAGGGTTTAAATCTAATTTTTTAACTGATTGAATTTTACCTTCTTTTTCATGCACAATACAAAAAGGGCATTTACGAATACAGCCACGAGAATAAAATTGTAGTGAAAAATTGCAATTTGGATAGATCGAATAATCAGGATCCTGCAATTCTATTTCTTCGGGCAATCTTACACTTAAATCATATCCACTTCCTCCAATACATATTTCCTTTGCCGTTGTCAGTGTATTGTAATTAATTTCAGAAAACTTGAATAGCTTACTTATGTACAATTTATCATAGTGTGTGAGTTTTGCAAATTCCACATCATGCCCAAGTGATTTATGATAAGCACTAATTTTCATCAATGCCAAGTTTGGGTATTTCCCGTCTATGTCGATCAATCCTATTTTCATAATATTTAAAATTAGTTTTCTATCCTTTTATGTAATTGTTATGCTATTTCATTGCGCTCAAACTATCAGATACGCTGTTTTCAATTGCTATTTTAGCCTCCTGGTTTGCTCGTTTTGAACTTTCATTTGCAATCAGCGTGAGTTTAGTTAGTAGTTCGGTTCTTTTTTCGTTCGATATTCCATTTTCATTGCAAACATCTCTTATCAATTCGTCTGTTTGTTGGACAAATGTAGATTTGTAACGAGCAATTACCTCCGCTGTAACCCTTCCTACTAAATCTTTTGGGATTAAATCTCCTCGTATTTTTTCATTTCTGAGCTTTAGGAAATCTAGCTCCTCTTTTGTTTTTGCGCGTTTTAGAATATTGTTTTTTTGTGTTTCGGATACATTTTCCCTAGAGTTTGCGCCGGTTTCTCTTGTTGGTTTTATTTCGATTATCCCTTGTTCTGATTTTTGACCCTCGTCTTTCTTTGGTTCTGACTTTTGCCATCCGGCGATTAATCCTTTTTCAGTAAAGAATGTTTTGTTAGGTTCAATTTCCAAATCTATAAGCCCCCCTTCAATCAATACCTTTCCGCGCTCCCCCCATTTGTGTATGGTTGGAGCTTTTAGACACATCATTTCGGCTATTTTAGATACTTTGTATTGCATTTGTTAGACAAAATTAGACAAAATTTAGACAAAGCCAACAAAGTGTCTAATTTGTTTAAAAATTGTGTGTTTTTCTTTTTATAACTTATTGACATTGTGAAAAGTAAATGATTAGACAGTTTTGGATTTTGGATTAAGGATGTGTATTTGGGGGGTTGAACGCAT